ATGGAAAGCATCTAAGAGAAGTGAAGACTACAGTAAGTTAAAGCAGAATGTAGAAGCACAATCAAAAGGTGTAGGTGATACAGTAGCTAAGATTACTAAGGCTACAGGAGTAGACAAGTTAGTGAAATTTATAGCTGGTGAGGACTGTGGTTGTGATGAGAGACAAGTTCAGTTAAATAAGTTGTTTACTTATAAAAAGATAAACTGTATCTCAGAAGATGATTATACTTACTTAAGTGATTTTGTAGATAGCAATACAAGAAAAATAACTAATGAGCAGAAAGTAAGATTGATTACCATACACAATAACATCTTCAATACCAATCAGAAAACTAACACAAGTTGCTCTCCTTGTATATCAGGAGTAGTGAATAAACTTAAAAAGTACTTGCAAGTTTATAAATAGTTTTGTAGATTTGCTTTAAATAAAACATAAAACATTATGAAGCGAACTAAACAACAAAGATTGACCAAGTTTTGGGAAAAGAAAATAAACCCTATCACAGGATGGGTTGATGACAAAAGAGTATATAGAAGACCTGTGTATATTAAATCAATACCAAGTTATGAAAGTAATCGTTGATGCAGACAGTTTAATCTATGCCTCTTGCTTTAAGAGGAAAGATGATAGAGAGTCTCCAGATGATATATTTGAGACTGATGTAAATGTAGCTTTCGATAAGTTTGAGGATAGCTTTGATAAGTTAATTTCTTTCTTAGAGGAATTGGTAAAGATAGATGAGATTATCGTTTGTAATGGTTCTAAGAATAACTTTAGAAAGAACATATCTCCTACATACAAGTTAAACAGAACACAGAAGAGGCCAGAGATACTACCTCTACTTCACGATATGGTTAAACTTGCATATGATTCAATTTATGGTGATGGGGTAGAAACAGATGATGTTGTAGCTACATTGTGGGCAGAAGAGGTAGAGAAGAATGGTGTTGACTCTGTAATAATAATGTCATTAGACAAAGACTACAAGCAATTCCCTTGTTGGTTTTATAACTACAACTATAAAAGTAGAGAGCTAATTAAGATTTCAGAGCAAGAAGCAAATGAGAACTTCTACTATCAGATGATAATTGGCGATACTGCTGACAATATAAACTACTGTAAGGGGTATGGTAAGGCTTATGCTAAAAAGTTGTTTAAAGACTCTAAAAACAAGTATTCATTAGTCAATAGAACCTATAGATTGTATAAGGAGATATATGGAGACGATGCTAAATCTATGTTTAATGAAGCTAAGTCATTACTAACACTTAAAACAGACTGTTATGAAAACATTAAGCGATGATGATAGGTATATTGTGGAGTTATACTTCTCGAATTCAATAATAGAAATTCAAGAGGGTCTACCTAAGTATATTTTAGAAGAAATTTTAGAATATTACGAGGAACAAGAGTATTATTTGGCTTGTGCTGGTATAAAAAAGGCTTTAGATTGGTATGAGACCAATACTTTCACTAAAACAATGATAGAAATAGATAAAATAAAAGAAAATAACAAATTAAATTAAAACAAACAAGATGAGAGGATATAATAAACAAATAGCAGATGATTTAGCTAAAGATTACGAACAGTTAACAGGAATTGAACTAAATAGCAATTCAAGGAAGACAGAGATAATGATTACACGAACATTATTCTATAAAATACTAAAAGATTTGAACTTTATGACTGATGAGATGATTTCTGATTGGTTTAGTACAAGAGGTGTGCAAAAAGGTCGTTCTTCTATAACTCACGCAGTAAAAAAAATAGGTATTTACTATAAATCATTTGCATCGTTTAGAAATACGTATAATGTATACTTTAATGATAAGGCTGAAGAGTTTCTTACAATAGAACAAGCACAAAAGAAGCGTTTAAACGACTCTAAACAGAATATCTATACAAATACACTAAACAAAGATAAAGATGCCTTAGAAGTGCTTATAGACACTATTCCAGAGGAGAGAAGAGAAGAAGTACGAGAGATTGTTAGTTTAAGGATTAAATCTTGGGGTTGGAAAACTAAAGATGAATGTCAAGTTTTTTTAGGAGAAACCTCTATGGAGGGTTACTGTTTTTAATCAATAAATTATATATTATGGGAATATTTATAACAATACTTATTATAGTGATAATAAAAATAATAGTTACAATCAAAGAAAATTAATTATGAGAGGTACACAACCACACTACGAGAATGGAAAAGATTACGACATCATAGATGTTATTAGAGACTACGAACTAAACTTTTGTAGAGGTAATATAATTAAGTATATTGCAAGAGCAGGTAAGAAGAACGATGAACTACTTGACTTAATTAAGGCACAAGACTACTTAAATAGAGAGATAGAGCTACTAAGAAATAAAGATAGAGTAGACAGGTAAATGTTAAAGAAATGTTAAAATTTGTTAAAAAGTATTGTCAATCTAAAAAAGTATTGTAGATTTGCTTCATAACAAAATAATATTAATAATTAAAAACAAACAAAATGATTAATCAAGAAATTAAAAGAGGAGAGTATAATGCTTATTACCCTTTAAATAAATTAAAAGCAGCTATAGTTAATAGGGATACTGTTGATAAGCATTCAGACAACTTTAAAAGTAAATTAAATGAATATGGTTGGATGATGCCAATAGTTGTTTCCTCTACTGGAGACGTAATAGAAGGTCATCATAGAATTCAAAGTGCTAAGTCGTTAAACCAAAAGACAATACCAGCATACATTATTAGTTGGGTTGATACTACCAAAGAGTCTGAGCATTTAGAATGTATTATTAGCTTAAATAATGGTAATAAATCTTGGAGTACTTTAGACTACTTAAAGGCATTTTCAAAATACAATAAAGATTACGATGTTGTTTACAATTCTTATTTATCTAACTATAATAATATTTCTGTTGGTAATGTAGTTAATTGTTTCTTCTCAAGGGGTAGAGCATCTCATTTAGCTTTTAAAGATGGTAGTGCAAGGATTTTAGATAAACAATTTTCTTTTTATTTAATTGATAAAATATCCGAATTATCAAAAGAGTTTGGTAAAAGTAAGATACAAGCATATTGTGTTAGAGAGATGATAACAATAGCTTTCTCTGGAGCAAAAAGAGATGTTAAAACTATGGATTTCCTATTCAAAAAGTATAGAATGTTAGCTAAACAAAACAATGCAGTTATATCTTCTATAAGCGAATTTAAACCAACTATGGAGGTTTTCTTAAATAACTATAAAAATAAGTAGTATGAAAATATTAAACCTATATGCTTGTTTAGGTGGAAACCGATATAAGTGGAACGAAGTAAAAGAAGACATTCAAGTTACTGCTGTTGAATTAGATGAGGAACTCGCAAAAATATATCAAAAACGTTTTCCAAACGATAAAGTAATAGTTGCTGATGCACATCAATATTTACTTGAACATTATAATGAATTTGATTTCATATGGAGTTCTCCTCCTTGTCCTACACATAGTAGAGCTAGATATTGGGCAATAGGTGCTAATGGTAAAAGTCCAACTTATCCGAATATGAATTTATATTCAGAAATACTCTTATTAGATTATCACTTTAAAGGTAAGTATGTTGTTGAGAATGTTATTCCTTATTATCAACCAATGTTAAACCCTAAAAAAAGAGGTAGACATTTATATTGGACTAATTTTAATTTACCAAGTAATTTACGAGATAGACGTTTTAAAATATCTCAAACAAAAAACGAATTGCAAGAACTTTGTAAGTTTCACGAAATAGATTTAAGTACTTATAAAGGAGAGCAAAGTAAAGTTAAGATAGGTAGAAATTTAGTGGATTATGATGCTGGAAAAACAATATTTCAAACTGCTTTGGGTATAATAATAAAACAAGACGTAAAACAAACAGAATTATTTTAAATCAAACATTATGAAAGAACAACTAAAGGATAAGATATTATCAATAAGACCAGAATATTCAACAGAAGGTTTTTCTTCGAACCCACTTCCTAATGAGGTTTCTATCTATTATGAAGCAGAAGATTATACAATAGACTTATTCCTTGACATAAACGAAGTGTTAAGAATAGAGATATTAGAGGGAGAAGATGTTTATCCTTTGTCAGATGGAGATATTACTTTTATATGTGGTTACTTGTCAGGCTTGTTAGAGTACCAAATAGAGATTACAAAGAACTATTACGAGGCTGAAAGAGGTCAGCAAGACAACTATTACTACTATAGCTAAAAAACAAAACAACAACACATTAGTTATCATAATATGAGTAATTCACAAGAGATTAAGCCAACAGATGGTAGAAAAGGGAATAGTAGAAAGAAATCTATTCCCAAGCTACCTGTACCAGAT